TCCAATGCCACATATCGAACCACATATTGTGGAACCAAGTACTAATCGGTCCCCAATACTTTACAATGAAATACGCTGCCACAGCTACCGCAATAACAGCCAGGACAACAAGCCCCGCAATGCCTAGAATAAGTCCGAACTCAATTTCAGTTGCTGCCATAATAGTCGACAGGATAAGCCAGGCTCCTGCAGCAGCAATGACAATACCAGTAAGTACTAGGAGAACAGAAACGACAGCAATGACAGCAGTACCAATGAGAATGACAGGATGCGGTATCTTACCGACCCACATAAACAAGTCTTTAAGACCTATGACCAGATGGTTCAAGACGGGCAACAGAGCGTCGCCTATCTCGATCATGAGTACGTGGAAGTTGTTCTTCAGGAGCTGGATCTGCATAGCAGGAGTGTTAGCCATGATGTTATAGGCCGATTGAAGCGCACCCTTACTATTAGCCATCTCCTTGGTAATAGTATTCAACTGACCATAGTTCTTGACAGCTACGTCGAAGAACCGCATAGCCTGAATCGTGCCACCGGTGCCCTTGAACATAGTGTTCAAGACATCACTGAGCTGTGTCGGGTTCAGATTCTTGAGAGCTGAACCCATCTGAGACATGATCTGGTTAACGGGCAGAAGCTTGCCAGACGAGTCTACGATATGCAATATCGTCTTGTCTGTAAAGCCTAGCTTGGCAGCTACCTCAGGACCCAAAGCCGACTCGACTGTAAGACCGAGATTCGAGATCGCGTAGCGAGACTTGCCGATAGCGTCGAGAGCTCGACCAATTGAGGAAGATGCATTAGCAGCAGACAGGCCATTCCGGGTCATGAATGCCATCAAGGAAGCTGTCTGATCAAACGTCTGGTTAGCGCGAACAGCAGGACCTGTAACGCGGCCAATAACATTAGCGAAGTCTGCATAAGTACCAACGCCATACTTAACCAGGTTGAACATGATGTCTTGGACTTTAGTTACGTCCGAGACCTTCATGCCATAGGCGTTCATGATTCCAATGGAAGCGCGTTCCGCTACTGACAGGTCAACCTGTCCAGCAACAGCTTCCTTGGAAAAGTTCGTCAATAGGAACTTAGCCTGAGACATGTTCACGTCCATAGACGAGAAGATATCGTACAGGCCGCCCTGAATCTGATCTAGTGGAACGGCAATCTTAGATGCGACGTCAAGGCCAGCCTGAGCTACCTGATCAAAGCTGGCCTTGACGCCGTACATCTGTGTCTTGGTAAGGGCAACTTGCCTGTTGTAATCGACAGCGCTAGAAGTGGCCTTGGCCAGGAAGGCTATACCAGCAGCACCCAAGGCAGCTATACCGGCTCCGACAGCCATCATAGCCGTACCGGTTTGCATAGCCTTCTGCGCTGCTGTTTGCTCGGCCTTACTAAGTCCGCCAAAGTCACCAGCGATATCCCTCAAGACACCGCTAGACATGTTCTGTGCACGGACGATGAGGAGGACTTCTCTGACGCCTAGTGGCATGTCCCCTCACCTCCGTGCATGTCGACCCTTGTTCTGTTCTTCAGCCTCTCGAATCTTCTTGGCCTCTACGACCAGAGCCATTCCCCATATCAAGAACGAGTCTTGGTCATACATACCACCTGGTTGCGGCAGACAGTTGAACTGCTCACAAAGGTTGGTTAGACCAATGAATTCGGCTGCAAGCCTACCATCTGGGGTGTCGCTTGTAGTGCGGCTTGCGTTAGACTTGCCTGTGCTGAGGATGACTGAGTGTATTTCTCTTCGGAGTTTGGGAGGTCCACTTCCCAGTCGTGCATGCCTTCGATGATGTTGGCGATCTCTTCACCGATACGACCATCCAGAAGCTGGAAGTCAATTCCGTTCTTGAAGTTCATAGGCGTACCGTCGGCCTTCTCAAGGTTGTGCTCGACGATACACGTTGCAAACTCAAACTCGCCCACGGCTGTTTGAGCCTGCTTAACTTCCATCTTCCCCTGACGAGTTCTGTTGTCCTGCTGCATGGCCATAGACACTGAGATGTCCTGCCTGTGCAGTCGCTCGCCATACGTCATACGACGTAGAGAAACGAAGCCTTCCGGTAGGGACTTAAGATCGAACCTCTTAGGCTCGATAGATACAGTTGCTCTTGGCATTTGAGTCTTCCTCCTAGACTTTTTGTGCCTGTCTTTTCTGCGGCGCTTAGGCATTACGGATGGTTGAGAATGGCTACTACGCTGGCCGTGAAAGCCCCTGTAAAAGCCGTTGCAACGAATCTGACCTGGCCTATACCGATAGGTACAAGGAACGGATAGGCAGTCAGACCCACAGCCGTGATAGCTGCGGGCGTCGCCAGGATGGAGTTCGGAACGGCCAGGAAGTTGGTTCCATCAAACGTCATCTGTAGAGCAGGCGTCATCGTCGTACCTGCAACAGTCGTGTTGACGTAGACCGCACCCGACGTATAACCACTCAGGTCTACAATAGTACCCGTGAAGTTAGAACTCTGAGCCGCCAGAGTTGCCAACGTGATCCGGTCTTGAAGTCTACCCATGAACTCCTCCTACGTATGCGGAGTGATAACTTCTTGTGTCTTGTAGATGATGTCGTAAGAGTTGCCCGACCCATCCAGTGTCGAGTTGTACGTGATCGCTGCACGAATCAAGTTACCCTGGCCTGACAACGGAACCTGGTACACGTCCTTAATGCCGTTGAACACGTCGAACGAGATACCGTTGTTCGCGCCGTTAGCAACGGCGACAGTGAGTCTCTGCGCTGCGACTGCCTGGAAAGCTGTATAGTCAGTCTTGTCCATGAAGTCACGTGCAGCTGTCATCTGAACGGTACGCTCGCCGTATGCTACGAACTGTGCACCTCGAGTGTTCTTAAGACGATACTGGGCAGCAGCCGCATCGTCGATCGACATCGAGAACGTGTCCATGTCGAAGACAGGAGTGCCGTTCGGAATCGACACGACCCAAGAACCAGGACCGTAAGGAACCGACGTAGGCCAAGCAGCTGTCGGAGCCGACTGCGTCGCCTCGGCAAGACCGATAACGTCGACGTCGTACTCGAGAATGTTATTGTTCACGGTGAAGGTCTGCTTCGTCACCATACAACCAGTGTAAGCGAAGACGACACCATCTCGGACAACGGTGATCGAAGCTGTCCTAGGAGCGATAGCGACTGCTGTAGGCGTATACGTGTAGACGAAGTTCGGAGTGGAACCTGACTTGATACCTACAGCACGACTGATCTCAGTGAAGTAGAGGCAAGTGTCTTCAGTCGCCTCCATGGTAATCGTACCCTCAACGTCGAAGTCGCCTGCTACGACACCGATCTGGTCGGCAGACTGACGAATCGGACGTCGATAGTTGTTCGATTCCTTGAACTCGAGCGTCTCGTTCAAGATGGGAATGAACTTCGTAGGCGCTACATATGTTCCTACGACTGTCTCGAAAGCGAAGCCGATCAGGCCACCAGCACCGATACCGTAACCCGACATCAGCTAACCTCCTCCCCTGTGGACTTTGGCTCTTCTCCGACGGGTTCGACGCGGACCCCGTAAATGTCGAGATCCACAGGGTGACGCCCCATCGCTGGCATGTGCTTACGCAAGCCCGTCTCAGGATGTGGATCTGATAGGTTTACGACCGAGTGTGCAGCACGGAAACGATCGATCTGCTCGTCGGAGACCTCGGTCGTAGAGTTGTTTTCGAACGTGCCGAGACCGTGAATGTAGAGGGACTGCTCCCCCAGATTGGGGTGGTCCACAATGACGTTGTAGGGCATAACACCACCTGTGCAGGGAAGGTTGTCTTACTCATTGATTCGAACGTTAGCCTCGCGCCTATCATCCAGACGCCAGCCTTGTTAATCATTCCTGGCTCGTCCTGCGTACACAGAACAGCAATGACGTTGCCACCTAGCTTGAGATCGCTATGAACCAACGTCTCAATGCTGTCCGCAAGTATTGTCGCCGCGTGAAGATTCTGTTGCACGTCTTGAATCTTCCCGTAATACACCCAGACATACGTTTCGATCGTATTCTCGGTACGGAAAGTAGTACCTG